TGATGTTCCTGCCCCTCCAGTATTTGCTATAGAGATAACCCACCATAAAGAGCTATCACCATAATATTGTTGAGCTAAAACATCAAATCGATCACCTTGAGTAGTATAAACATACACATCATTTTCTGATAAAGGAACCTCAGGATAACGAGATGTTCGATATGCTAAATTTCCGTTTATTTTTTCTTTTGGTATGTTTTGATATCTATTCATTATTGTGCTTGTGTTATAGGAGCAGTACTTGTGTTATCTAAATTATAGTTACTTTGGTCTATATTTTCTCCATTAGCTAAAGCAACAAATCTTTGGTCTCCACTACTTTCAACAAAACCTTTACCATCAGCACCAAATGTTAACTGTTGTTTCTTAGGAATAAATCTGTGGATTGGTATAAAGCTGAATCCTGTTACTTTGATAATGTGAGGTAATTCTTTAACTGTTCCGTCTGTTCCTTGACCTTTATCGTTTATTGCTATTTCCCACGTACTTTCACTCATATCAAAAGTTAAACCTGTTATAATACCTGGTTGTTCGTATAAGTAACCTCCTACAGTTAATTGTACTAAATTACCTCTCATATAACCATTTGAACTATAGTCAGGGGCTATTAATGAGGCAAGGTAGTTTAACTTTTTGTACATTGGGATTAATTCCTGTTTTGATTGTGCTGCTACCGTCCAACCTAATGAAATTTGTCTGGTAAACCCACCGTAAGTGAAGAATTGTTCTCCTCTTCCCAAATATTGAATTGAATTCCAGTTAGCATTATAAGCATCAGACATTGAATCTAAAAATGCTCTAAAATGCATAAATGTTTTGAATGAAGGATTACTATTATCAATAGCGGCTATCCTAAATTTTATTAAATCATTTACTATAGGATCTTGAGCTACTGCTTGACTTCTATAAATTGGTAAAGAATTAATTTTATCTAAACCAACTGGAGTTTGTCCTATGCCTTTAACACTAGCATTACTGTAGTAAGAAGCATTAGTTGCTAAATTAACTACACCATCAACATAAGAAACATAGCTTTTATTAGCACGTTGTCCTGGATCTCCTAAGTTAACTCGTTTTTCTATATTGCCTGCATTTTCACCTGAGTAATTTAGTGCATCTGGAGTTGCTCCTGATTCGGCTGCTGCTTTACCTTGAGCTGTATTAACACCTAATTTAGCTCTTAGTTTTTTTCTAAAATCTTGAATTCTAGGTGATCCTGAAAATTTACCTGTGTTTACTTCTTCTTGAATTAAATCCTCTTGATTATAAGTAAACGTATTATTTTCATAAATTAAAGGACTATTTTTAGGCCATGTATTTCCCTCAATAGCAGGTTCATAAACACTAAAATTGTAGTATCCTTGTCCTAATTGTCCTAAGTTGTTATATGGATTACTAAAAGTATCGTTTGTAAGTCTTATGTATTTACCTGATACTCCCGAAATATTTTTAGGATCAGTACTGTTAATTGTTTGTAAGTATATTCCTGGTTCTACTACTTTTTTATATGAACCGTAGAAATAACTCGGATTAGTTACTGCTAATGGATTTTGTGTACCTGTTCTCTGATTTGGAGAAGCAAATCTAATATTTGTTTGGCCTTTACCGTTTACAGCATTAGGACCACCATCGTAAGATAAAACATTAGGTCCTACATTTAAATTAAAACCAGAAAAATTCCAGTTACTAATAGACCTATTACTTGATATAGCATTAAATAAACCAACTAATCTATTATTTTCTGAAGGTTGGGTTGTTGGGACTCTTGTTTGATATAGATTTAAGTTATTAGCATAAGCTCCTGTTTCTGCAAATGGGTTAGTGCCTTGTTTGTTTAAATGACCACCAAACGCTATTAAACCGGCTTCTGCTAACGTATTTAATGGTGAATAAACACCATTGTTTATTACTCCACTAGTTTGTGTTCTAACGGAGGTTTGAGATAATAATTGTTGTTTAGCTATAAAAAGGATACCATTTGGTGATTTGGTATCTATAAACATTTTACCTAAACGCTTAATGTCCTCTAAAGAATCTAAAGCAGCGTTTACACCTCCCCTTAATAAAAAATCTGTTGTTCCTATATAGGGAGAAATATCATCAGGGATGTTGTTAGTAATATATGGTTGACCACTATTACCTCCATACACCCTGTCGTTCCCATATCTTAGGGACTTAAGATCCGTTCTAAGGTCAATTAAACCCATTATTATCTAGGTAAGTTATCTAAATAAGGCAATTTTCCGTTTACTTTAGGAGCTAATCCATTTAAATCTAATTGAGAAACAGCTAAATCTGTAGCATAATTAGATTGTCTATCGTAAACTAAAGGTTGTTTACCATCTAAGTCTAATTGTGACTTAGCTAAATCTTCTTGGTATTGAGATACACCATCATACTTAGTTGGATTCTTTCCATCATAAGCTGAAAAATTTGATCCTGCGGTTTGTAATTTGTCTAATAATCCCATAGTTGTATTTTGTTATAAATATTAAAGTTATTGAACTCTATAAGTGCTTACATTCATTGCTGTACCTACTTTAGTTCCGTCTAAGTATACATGTCCTCCTGCTTTTACAACAGAAATAAGTTCATCTAATTTAGCATAAAATTTATCAAGAGGAACAACTGCTTCTGCACCTGCTTCTCCAATAAGAGCACGAGTAGGTTTATTAACAATACCTCCTACAGCCATTTCAGGTTCATCTCCAAAATATGCCATTCCTCCACCAATTAAACCTCCTATAGCACCTCCAATAGCTGTACCTATACCTGGAATAATAGAGCCTATCATAGCACCTGTTCCTGCTCCGGATAAAGCACCACTAGCTACATCTAATCCTTTGCCTAAACCTTTATTTCCTGATTCTTTAGCAGCATCGGCAGCAGCATCTACTGCTATTGATGCTATTAATCCACCAATACCGCCTTTAAGGCCTTTAAGCAATTTACCTCCTTTTCCAAGTAAACCCTTAGAACCTTTTTTCATAAATCGCCCTGTTTTTGGATCTCGGGGGGGAGTTGCTTTTTTAGATACTGGGGTTTCACCTCCTGATGACATGTCTTCAGCTCCTTCTAATACACTATCTATCATTCCTTCTTCATCTCCTATCATTTCTCCTAAACCTATACTTGAAGCCACTGATGCTATTTTACCCAATTTTGATCTTTTTCCTTTACTTCCTTTTCTACTACTTCTACCACCACCTCTAGCACCACCCCCACCAACTACATCAACAGAAATAGGATCATTAGATTTACCTGTAGGTTTAGGTTTTGAAAATGCTGCTGCAATACTTCTTCCAACTGTAAGGATACCAGCGGCTGTAACTGCTAAACCCGTAGCTGCTACTAAACCTTTTAATATTGGGGAGTCATTAATAGTTTTTATTGTATTTAAAAAGAAATTCATAGCTGTAGAAACAGGACCAACCAGAAATTTCATAAAAGATTGTTTTACTTTTTCAAATTCTTCGGTTAGTCTTTCGTTAGCATCTAATTGTTGTTCTGATAGTTTTACGTCTTCACCTTTTAATCCTAATTTTTCTAGCTGATTAGCTTTTTCAATTTGTCCTTCATTTTTTAATTCTTGTACTCTTTTCTTCAAAGCAGCTGCTTGATCTTTATCTATAGAAGCAAGTTGTTTTTGTTTAACTAAAGAATCACCTAATTCATCAGCACTCATACCTAACGCTCTAGCATAAGCTTCTTGTTGAATTACATTCATATTCTGGAATTTGGCTAATCCGTTAGGACCTAAATTTTTCATCAATTCTTCGGCAGCACCTGCTGTATCACCTTGTAAAGCTAAACCTCTTGCTCTTTCTAAATTTAAATCTTGACCGGTTAATAATTCAGCTTCCATTTCAGCAGCTATAGAATCTTCAAAATTTAATAAACTACTTGATATTTTTTTCGTTTGCTCTAAAGTCATTCCTAACTTTTGTGCTTGAACAACGGCTTTACCTATTAAATCCGGATTATTTTTATATTGTGCTGCTAATTGACCTGATGTTTTAGCTACTTCTGCTAATACTTTCTTATTACTTAAAACACCTTTATTTTGTTTTCCAATAGAATCAAATATTTGTTCTTGAGTTTTTCCAGTTAATTGAGAAAATTTAAATATTCCTTCTCTTACATCTGCCTCTACACCAGCATTTTTAGTTAATAAAACTTGGTCTTTTAATTGTTTTTCACTTAATAAAACACTAGTTCCTAAAAAACCATTTATTTCAGAATTAGCAGCAAGAACATCTTTATGAGTTTTTCCCATATGGATAGCCATATGTTCTAACTCAAAATTCATTTTTTCGGCCTCTTTATAACTTAAACCAAGACCACGTTGAATTTTTACTGTTTCTACATTGAATTCATTAGCATATTCTAATATACTATGAAATAATTTAGCAGTAGCGGCTAACTGAACTAATGGATCTTTAAATGCTTCTCCTATTCCTTTAGCTACACTTTTAAGACCAGCACCTATAACTGAGATACCTGTTCCCGTTTTTGCTGCTTCTCGTAAATCTTGATTTAAATCTTCAAAAGCTTCAGATTCAATACCGATGTGTTCTAAACTTTTTGCTATACCTTTAAAAGCATGGCCTGTGATTCCTAAAGTTTTTTGGATTTTTTCTTCTTTTTCTAGTTCTTCTTGAGTTAAATTATTTATATTTCTTAAAAAGCCAGTTTTTGTATTTAAAGCATCGTTAGCTTCTTTATATGCTTCCGAAGTTTTATCCGCATATTTTATAACTTCTTTTAAACGATCAACTTCTACTTGTGTTTGTTTTTGAATAGATTTTAACTGTTTAACGGTTAAAACTTCTTCATCTTTTTTATGTTCTGATATTTTTCGGGTAAGATTTTCTAATTTATCAAATGCTTTTGTTGTTTCTTTAGTATAATTAACCCCTCCAGATAAATCAGCAACTATGTTTTTTAATGTTTTAGAGATAGTGCCAAAAGTATCTCTTAAATCCTCAACATCATCACTCATGCTTTTAATTACTTTTTGGGCGCCTTTTATGCCACCTCCCATAGCTTCAATAGCTTTATTTACATCAGTAAAGGTTTCTCCTCCAAGATTTTTAATATCTTTTTTTAATCCCTCAATCTGTTTTTTTAAATCTTGTAAAGTTGGTTCAGCCATTTAGAGTAATTTTATTATAAATATTAAAAGGCATCACTTTTTAGATGCCTTCGTAACATATGTGGGTGGTTGAATTTTATTATTAGATACAGCACCCACTGATTTCATATTTTTTATAGATTGTTCTACAGTATCTACTTTTTCATTTTTATTTTCATAAAATTCTTGAATTTTACGATAGGTAAAACGTCTTAGCCATAAAGGCATATTATATACAGTTTCATAATCATATCCACCTTTTCCATGAAATAATATTTCATGAATTTGGGTAAAGATATTAGATCTATATTCAGGCGTCAGGCCAAAAAAAGCTAGTACCAATAGGAATGGTGATGTCCTCCACTACACCATTATCAAATACATAATTATAGTTTAAATCAACGCCTGGAGAAATAGAACCAATAAATTCTCTTAATGCTCTTGAATCTTTAGCTAATAAACCATACTCAATAAATTCTCTAATTGTTTTTTTATTATAATCACCGTTAACAGATAAAATCATTTGTCTTAAACGAGCTGTAACTTCAAAATTTCCTTTGGGATCAATTTTTTTCAATCCTTGAATTTCTTTATCTATTTCTCCTTCATCACCATGAGTTAAAAGTTTAAAAGTAATTTCATTTTTTGTATTAGGAAGAAAAAATAAAAATTCGTTTTTACCTTTCTCAAGGATATTTTTTTCTACTAATGGTTTTTCTTTAACTTGAGTTAAATCAATAGTTAATTTTTCTTCTACATCTGAGTAGTCAGGATAATAGGTAAAAGAGTAATCTTTACCATAACCTAAAACACGGGCCGCTATCATAATAGCATCTTTATCACCAATTAATAAATCTTTATAATCAAATTTAGTAATTAGCATTGATTGTAATAATTTATCAATTACAATACCTTGTTTGATATAGTTTTGGTTAGTTAAAATGTCTTCTTCTCTAGCAGTCATGTATTTCATTTCAACTTGTCCAGATGCTAAAGGATGACCTTCAGGATAAAGTAAACCTTTTGAAGGCAATTCCACCATTTCGGTAGGGAATTTAAATTTATTTTCTTCCATAATTTTTATTTATTATAACTTTATTGTCCTATATAAATATATAAAGAAAAAAGAAGCTCACAAAAAATGCGAGCTCCTTTAATAGTACTTGTAATTTTATTAAAAATTCAACACACAATAATCTGGTTGAACTGTCATTGTGAGATTAACAGCAGTATTTTCTGTATCCCAGCTGTAATCACCGAAGTTAGCATCTATAATCAAAGCACCTTTGATAATCCATTCTGAAACGATATCACCTACTGGTCCTAATACGTCGAATGTTAAGTCTTTCTTATAGAAATCGCTATAACCATCACGTCCAGTTACTGATTCGTGGTGTAAACGTACCCATTCCATTACTGCCTGAGCTCCTGAAGGAGTGATAGGATCAAATAATGTAAATTGAATAGTACCCCAAGTAGTTTTACCTTTAACAAAACGTTGTACGTTAATATGGTTTAAAGGTACAGTACCTTGAGTTAATGTGACTGCACCAACACCTTTAATCTCATACGCTGGTATACCGTCAATATACATAATGAATCGGTTGGCCTGTTTTGGTTCAAAGGCTGTGAAAAATATTTCGTTTGGATCTAATACTGCCATTTTATTTATTTATTTGTTTTGTTATAAATATTGGTTTTTTAAAAAATTACGCTGGGAAAGTAGCTCCTGTAGGTAAGATGTTGAAATCCAAGTAAATGAATTCAGCTGTCTTAGTTGGTTGTAAGTAAATTTGACCTACTAATTGATTTCTATCAATTACATCTGGAGTGTTGTTACTTGAATCCATGATTACTTTAAAAGCATACAAACCTTGACGTTGTTGAACTGATTCTAAGTATGGATTTACTTGGTTCAAGAAACTTGTACGAGTTGCAATTGTGTTTTGTTCGAACACTAAGTTATTAGCAACTTGAGAGATGTATGATTTAAGAGAAATCAACAGACGACGAACGTTTACACGATCCAAAGCACTTGCTTTAGTTTGTAATGTTTTCTGTCCGTAAACTACAACTCCAGTTCCAGGGAAAGTAGCAATTGGGTTAACTTTATTTGAATATAAAGTATCACGATTTGCTTGAGATAATTTCTTTTCAGCTCTTACTACATTACCCAATCCACCTCTGTTAATACCTGCTGGTGCGAACCAAGGTTCTGACACGCTATCGTTGTAAGAATAAACACCTGCTACCATTGTAGAAGCTGGAACCCATACTAATTGAGCTGAATCTGGATCAATTGTTTGAACCCAAGGCCAGTATGAAGCAGCATATGAAGTATTTTTAGAGTTTGCTTGAGCAGTTACTGTATTAATACTTGAACTAAATGGTACTAAATCAACTACATAAATATTATCACCTCTGTTTTGAGTGTTATTTATTGCTGTAGTTACTTGAGAAGCACCTAAATTTGCTGTTTGTGTAAACAAACCGGGAGTTAATAATACATTAAATCTATAATCATCTTGGTTAGCTAACAAGCTAATCATATTATTATAAGCACTTGCTGAAATACCCTGGGTATTTGTTGCACTAGCACTAATTGAACTATAATATAAAGCTCCACCACCTACAAACAAAGTTCCAGTAGCTCCAACAAATGAACCACTAGCATTTGCAGGAATAGAACCCGTATAATACGATTGAGGATTACCGTTATTATCAAAATAATTTGGTGTTGGAGTATTAACTGCACTTACATAAACGTATCTTGAATTTGTAGGATAATCACCAATTACTTCAACTTGATTATCTGCTTCATTATATTGTCTGTATTGGTTACCAATTACTCTAGCTACATAATTAGGAGCTGTAGGATCCATTGATAAGTTAGTCCAAGTTTCTAAAACAATAGGAGTATTAGTATTATCGTTACCTTGACGAATCAACAAACTAAAAGTACCAGCAGATGTATCTGAATTTGCTATTTGCCATCTAATATTATCAGTTGAACCTGAAAGTGATAATGAACCACTAGAATCTATAGAGCAAGAACTATTCATTAATACACCTTCGGAAATAGTAGATAATACTAAAGATTGAGAGGCAGCAGTACCAGCATATAAAGAAGCAGAATTTAAAATTCCACAACCATTTGGTGAAGGTGTTGCTGAAGATGCTGATGTAAAGGCTGATGTAAAGCTACCTGTAGTAACTCTAGCTACTAATAATGTTTCACCACCATTGTTAAAATAGTTGTAAGCAGCAATAGAAGTAAAGTAGGTATAAACTTGACTACCACTTAAAAAAGTAGTACCAAATTTGTTTTGATAGTCACTATATGAAGTAACAATTGTTGGAACTTCTACAGGACCTTTAACTGTTGGACCAA